GGGCTTCATGCGGTTCTCCATTTTTCGAAAGATACCAAGCGGCATACTGGTCGACAAAACTCTTTTCTGCCTCTGAGAGTTCTCTATTTTCGAAGTCAGCCAACACACCAAGGAAGAGCCCTTCTTCCGTTCGAATCGCAATCGTATTCTTTTTTATATGAACATATTTGATTGGTATTAGACCAACACAACGAAGCAAATACAAATTGTTTCTGTAAGTAACAATCTTCATAACCCACCTCCAAAAAAGAAAAAAACCTTTGGAGGCAAGCCCCAAAGGTCAAATACTTGAACTGTTTCCGTCGTCCATAACTCTAAATATCTTTCTTTCTCAATCTATTTGCTTGTTCTTCACAAATAACTGTAAACATCTCAGCACTTTCTTTGTAATTCTTCGAAAGAAACAAAGGAACCAAAGCATTTCTCAAATCTGGATCGAGGCGATCCATTGCAGCAATCAAGAGAGTGTTTATGTCTTCTTCGTTTTTTATATCCATTTTACCTCAATAGTTGGAAATTCTTATTGAAGAATTCTTCAATGACTCCGTCCCAATCTTCCTTTGCTTCTATTGTATCAGTTGTTGGAAGAGAAATCTGGCAATATATCAAATTACACTTTGGTGTTAGGCATTTCAAAAACAAAGAACGACCGAGAATTTTTTGTGTTTTCTCAATCTCTGTTTCAACTTCAATTAGGTTTCGAAGTTCGTTGCCCGTAAGTCGAACAATACGAACTTCATATACAAGCCCAAGATAAACAAGGTTTTTGTACTTTTCCTTTTTCTCTTCTTTGATGGGAGTGTGTGGGGCAAGTTTTAGGGTATTCCAATACTGGATTGGGGTTATGTTTACAAATACCTTACCAATCTCAAAAAACGGATGGTCTTCTTTTTCATAGAAAGCTTCATGGTGGTATGTTGAAACATCAAGACTTTCCATAATTCGGATTGTCTCAATATCAAAACTTTCATCCAAGACATTCAAGTATTTTGTCAATCTCATCGCAAAGCTCTTTATTCTTAGAGCTTGCCGCGCTTCTTCTCAGAGATTTTAATTTTTCTTTGGCTTCGTAATGTTTCTTGGTTTTGTTTTCCAAATCTCCAAGAACCTTTTTTACGCCTCCGAGCAATGTAAGACCATCGCAATCCATGCCTCTTTTTGAAAGTTCCAAAGTGGCAGCTCTAATTTGATTTCGTTGGAAAGCGTTTTCATTGGATAAACGAACAATTACTTCATCATCCGTCCCAAGTTCTTTGCGCTGCTCAACATTCTTTGCTTCTGCATTACCAGGGAAAGAAGGAAGCATTGACTTTCCAGCCATATCAATAAGTATGATGGAAATCATGCAAAAGGAAAAAACAAAAACGAGAGGAGTTGCCTCCTCTCGTCTTATTCACAAACAACCTATGTTGGTAAGCGGCTTTAGAGTGCCCCGCAGCCGCTTTTCAGTTCACTTACCTTCGGGAGCCTTCTTCGCGGACGGGCGAACCACGTTCACGAGGTGATCCTTACAAAGCGGCTGGAGCAAGAGAACCAAGTCTCGACGCGGAACCAGCGGCATGTAATAGGTCATGAAAAGCTCACCCGGAAGATCCTTGAGGAAGAGGGCAAGCTGCTCGACCTGCTCCTTCGTCACCGGACGCTCCTTCTTGGTCTTTGCATCCGGCTTCGTCAGGTAAGAAACGACCTTTTCGCCGCACTCACCGAGACGGTTGACCGTCGTATTTCCAAGCTTCTTCTTTGCCTTCTCCCAATCGCGCAGGATTTCCTCGGCGGAAACCTGACGGTCACGAGTCTTGCAGAAGTTGGTGAACTTAATTCCAGCCTCGACGCCGACCATAGCCGTTGCCATGACGTAGAAAACGTGATTGTCCGGATGCTCGTAAAGGTTTGCTCCACGAAGCTGCTCGTCCAGACGGATCCAGGCACGACGGTCCGGATACTTCTTCATCGGCTCGAACACACCCTTGTGCTCCAAGAACTGCTCGTTCTGACGAATGAATTCGATCAAAGCCTGATCGACCTGAATGCTTTCTGCATACTTGATCCACTCGCTCGGAGTCGGATCCAGCTCGACCGTTGCGGTACGCGAGATTTCTGCCGGGTCCTGCTGCTGGACTGTGTACTCGTCGCCGACGTTCTCAGCCACGAAGACTCGCGTCCCCTCGTGAAGCAAAAGGCTGTAATAAGCCTTGCTGTCAGCGATCTGGAAAACTGCCTGCTTCACCTGCTCAAGAGCACGGTTTCGCTCGTCGAGGAAAAGAACGACCGGAAAGTCGCTTGCATTCACGAGCCAATCGACCGGCTTGTAAGCCGTTGCGTGCTCGCCGGAAGGACGAACCTCCATGAAAGGAAGACCGATCATGTCACCTTCCGTCATCTGCGAAAGGCGACGCTCGACGACGGGAAGACCAAACTCGTACTTCCAGATTTCCGAGTTGTTTCGCTTGAGGATCTTCACGACCGAACGCTCCTTCGAGAGCGCCTTCGTTACCTTCGCGCAAAACTCGGGATCCTTGTACGCCTCGTGGCGAAGGTCTGCTGCGACCTGATAGACACCTTCGGACTTACCGACAGCGTGTCGACCACGAATACAGATGGAGATATCCGGCGAAAGGGTCTTCGCCATCTGCTTGAGCGATTCCATGGAAACGGTGATTGCTAGAGAGTTGTTATTTGCCATTTTATTCCTGTTTTTGGTTGTTTGTGTTTGTTGTTGAGGACAGTGCCTCGTCGTAGTTCGTTATCGTGTCTCGATGTATTCAATGTAGCAGGGTTGGAGTCGATTTTCAAGGTTATTTTCAAGAAAACTTTGGAAAATGGTTATTGGGTGCGGTGCGCGACTTGGGACCGACCCACAAACTTTACTTCTTCTCCATCCACAAAATACCGGAAGCGTTCGCGAACATTGTAAAGTGTGAATAGCTTGTACTTGATTTCAATATCAGTCGAAAGGTCCAAAACGTGAAGGACTCTCTTCGTTAGTTGAAGGACAAGAAAAGTTCGGGGATTTTCTTTTGAAATTCGAAAACTTTTCAAGCTTCGAAAATCCGGAAAAGGAAAACTGACATTTCCAACTGGAACCATTTCACCCGAGACGTCACGTACAATGTCCTGCACAGAAATCACAAAAAGAGAACCATTCTCAATGGGACGGTCGGGTTCGATTCTTGAAATAATTCTCATTTTGTCTTTCTGAACCTATGAGTGGAAGATAACCAATTAGAGTATGTCTATCACTCAGACGCGCGATGAATAGAAATCACATGTCCGCAACATGGAAGTTTCAGGGTCCACGAATAGAAAGTTCGAGCTCCCTTGTAACCAATCATGTGCTTCTTAGCTTCACCATAGTTGTATGACACGGTTGATCCGCATTTGTCGCAAACCACCGAAGCGTGTTGATCCCCAAGTTTTGTTACTGTTGCCATATATTTCTCAATTTGTTAGCTGTGGAAGTTCGCGCGAATATATATCCCTCCGCAAGGAACAGAAGGAAATGATAAATGTCACCTCCTCGAATGTCAATCGTGCGTAGAATCTTTTCCGCCTTTTCAGCTTCTTCACCTACAGTCTGCTTGATTAGGTCGATGATGAAATCCGAGTCGATGAAATGGCTCGTCCCATCCACCACAATCTCCCAATGCTTAGTTTCGAGATTCTTTTCCTCGAAGAAAACCTCAAAAAATTCTTGACTCGTCATTTCAGTGTACCTCTTTCAGAGTCACGACGGAACAATTTCCGTCGTGATTCCTTCCTTTGCAAGTTTTGCCGAATAGATCGATGCTGCGCGAGAGTCCAGTACAAAAGGAAGGTGAAGGTTTTCAAGTTTGTGAGAAATAATAGCCTCCATGAGGTCACGGGCGGCATGTACATCACCCCGACGGGCGACGTGCTCCGAAAAGAGTGGTTCGATTCGGACTGCAATCATAGAAATCTCACGAAGAAGTTCCACTATCCTTAGAATGTCATGTCCATTGTCGACATGACGAACGAAAAGTCGCATGCATCCCTGGTCACGCACAACGGGCTTCGTCGTCTCAACAGGAACCTCTCCAGGCTCAAGAACCTTTTCACAGAGGCTCTTGACCATTTCAAAAACGACTTCCATCAGAGGAGCGCCTGCTGGCTCTGGAAGCTTGCTGAGACTTTCGAGAGCTTCCAGAAGGTTTCGAAGCTCGCTGATCTGATTGTCATACTTCATGATGATTTCTTTCGATTGGATTGTTCTGTGTACAGAACAGAGAGAGCTTCGTACAGCGCGTTAGCTTCCATGCCAACAAGTTTTGGGTCCCGAGTATCCAGCTCGGACTCGATAAACTCGACGAGTGCCGTAAGCGTGGAAATCCGCTCTTCAAGCTCTTCGTCTGTCATCGAGTTAGCGTACATTGGTTTCAGTCCCTTGACATGAAAGATTGCCAGACACGCTCGATGGACGGTGCCTCACGCGCTTCCTGAATTTGGAGAGCCATGCGAGCAATGACACTCGCTCCAAAAAGGACACCGCAGAAGGACACCGAAGCTGTCGTTCCCGCTCCAGTGAAGGCGAGCGCGAGCTGATTGACGAGAGCCCACACAACCCAACCACCACCGAAGAGAATGAGTTGCGACACAGCGAAAGCGACGACGAAAAGAAAAAGGCGTTCCATGTTTTGTTCCTACGTGAAGGATTGTTCTGACTACGTTGTTTTTCAGAGTGTGGAGATTTCCAGAACGGTGATCTCGGTGTACTCTTCCGAGCGAAGACGCTTGTCCGTCTCCGAAATAAGATGACCGTCCTTATCGAGGCGAGCCTTCGAAACGCGAACCTCCGAAGGGTCCCAATGACGGTATGCCTCGTCGAGCCGGTTCCACTCACGAATGACGACACGCGTGTCGTCATCCAATCCTTCGATCAACTCTCGAAGCTCACCAACCGTTACCGTTCTGTCGTATGCCATGTTTTGTTCTTCTGTTTAGTGTTCGTTATTTTCATCAAAAAGGTTGAACAGACATGCCTGTTCTCCGCGAGGAGTGTGGCTCTCCGTCCATTCCTTCAAATTTTCGAAGCGATCCTTTTGACGCGCGACTTTCTCCAACGCGTCCGCAAGTGCAGCTTCTAGCTCGCGTACCTTCGCGGACAGAGCAGCGATTTCTTCCTCAGAAACAACAATAGGACCAACGATGGTATTGAGAGACATGATGTTCACTTCCCCTTCGAGGCACGGGTCTTCTTCTTCGAGGTACACTCGACGTTCAGCTCGGGAGCAAGCTCGGCGATCAGAACCTTCTCGCGAGCGTGGGCGTCAGCCTTGCCACGAACCTTTTCGAGAAGCTCGATCGTGAAGTTTTCGGCACCGTGGGTGCGGAAAGCCTCGTGAAGAAGGTACGGACGAAGCTCCGTGAAGGCGTGGTGCATGTGCTTCTGCCAGCGACGCTTGAGAGCGTACGCGACCGAACGCGAGGGCATCGCAGTGATGCCGATGTAACGCTCGCCCGTCACCAGGCACGTGATCAGGTAGATCACGTGGTTCCGGTCGGTGCGGACCTTACGCTTGCGGCTGGTGCTCTTGCTTCCCTTATCCATGCTCTAACCATAACATGTCCGGAACCGATTTTCAAGAAATGCATGTCGAATTATGGATAACCCATCCTAGCCGAAAAAGAAGGGATTTTCAAGCAACAATTCCCCGGAAAAACAGGGCAATTATACTTAGTTTTTCCTCTAATTTTACGAATGGTACATAGTGTACCATTTTTGCACAGTTGGACCCATTTTGTACAGCTTGACTGGAATTCCAATTTGGCTGTAATTCCATCGTGGCTGGAATACAGTGACCTTGAATTATGCTGTCATTGGAATACAGTATACCTGTACTCCTCTGTAGTGCATGGTAACGTATGGTCATAGCCATACATTGTGCCAGGATGCATGTATGGTCAAAAAATTGTTGGGGCATTTCTTGAAAATCGATCCTAAATGTTGTATGGTAAGAGAGTAAGGAACAGGAGAAAACCATGTTCATCAAGTTTGACGACGCGTTTGCGAGTTTCCAACTTTGGCTCCGTGCAAATCCCAATGCGGCTGCCAAGCTTCCGTCGAAGTCGTTTGCTGACGCGCACGACGGTCGAGCCTTCGTGCAGAAGTACGCGAAGGAATGGACGAACGAAATGCTCTTTGCGTACCTGCTTGTGGCAGGTTGTGCCGAGGGGTCGACGTTCAACTGTGATGACCTTGTTGCCTGCGCGACCGAATCGCAGCAGGCTTGGCTAAATGGCGGCGACAAGACTGTTCGTTATCGGTTTCAGTCTCATTGGGATGGACACAATTTCGCGAATAGCCTCGAAGAAATGAAGGCTTCGACCATTCCATACATTCAAATTCACACTACTTCCAGCCCGAAGGGTGATGCCTACGTTTCGCTTGCGAAGGTGTCCGGCGTCGCCTACGGGGTCGAGCGTGGAGTTTTCAGTACGGGCATCTTGGAGAGGGTTATTCGTGGCGAGAAGAAGCTCTTCGTTTGGAAGAGCCTTTCGGAAGAAACGGCATATTTTCGGCGTTCGGAAAACGACCTCGGCACCGATTTCAGTAAGTACATGGCTCACTGCTTCGCCAAGCTCTATCGCATTTCGCTCAAGTCGAAGCCGAAGAAGGTCAAGCCGACCGTGGTGTCGAAGGCAGTCGAATTCCACACCGATCAGATGAAGCTGCTCGCGGTAGCGGACCAGCTCGCGGTGAAGCTTCAAGCTTTCCGAAGCGACCTCGAAAATGGAAATCTCAACAAGCAAGTGGTGACGGAACTTTACTGGCAGTTCGAGGAACTGCAACGGAACACCACGGAAACCAAGAAGACGCATAAGCGTTTTGTTGGTGAAACGGCGGAGGATACGCGGAAGCTCGCGGAGGCTGGTCTTACCAGCGAGAAGTGACAAAAAATGTCCAAGAAAGAACAACAGAAAAAGAAGAGGTTGAGTGAGGAGGAGTTTCTCCTACAGTCTCTTTATTTCCGCAAATATATCCTTCCGGATTTTCTGAACAAGAAGACGCCAGCAGCTTTTGCTTTTCTGGCAGAAATTCGAAAAGACCTTGAAGCCGAGGCGGACATTCAGTTCCACTTGGAAAAGGCACGCAAGGCAAACAACCCGCTCGTACCAGAAAAGAAGTGAGAGAAGACATGTTTGGAATTGGAAACGAACAAAAGGCAGTCGAAGTTTCGCAAGCGGAAATTGCGGAAGACATTGAAGTGGTTCGGAAGTTGTTCTTGAAGCATGAGAAGTTTCTTCGTGTGGAAGAGTCCAACGAAGGCGGACATTTCATTCGTGCTCCGATGCTTCGAAACTTGCAAAAAGAAATTCTTGATGCTCTTCCGGGACGGATTGTGATGAAGTTTGGTGGAAATCCACCCTTGGTTCATATCTTCTTCCGTGACCATCACTTTTTCGAGACGACTTATACCGAGCGAAAGCTTGTGACTCGCGTGCGTGAATTGGAGCGCGAAGTTGAATATCTTCGAAGTCTTGTTCGTGTGTACGAGGTTGCTCTTCACGGCAATGACCATTGACCCCGAGCTTGAAAGGAATTCCCATGACTAGCGCAGTTCAAAAGGAAAGCACGGCTCGAACGTTTCTTACGGTTCGAGAGCTTATCGCGGAGCTTCAAAAGCTTCCAGAAGACCTTCAAAACGCTCCAGTTGCAAAGAGTGTCTATGACCTTGGAAGTCATTCTTGGGTTGTGACTGGAGTTGATGAGCTTGTTCCTTCGCCTGCGAAGGTTGTAAAGGAACGTTACCTCGTTGAGGTTGATAATCCTGTGGAAGGAAAGCTTGTAAAGGTTGTCATCCTTTACTGAGATGCTTGATGCTTGAGGCAGCACTTACTGGCATCAAGTGAATTTTCTTGAAATTCCGGTTGGAATCTGATATGGTGAAACCATGCTAATCAACCTAGATAAGGCTCTTCGCTCATTCAAAAAGTGGGCAAAAGAAAATCCAGAAAACACCGTTGGATATAAGTACGATTATTACTCTTGTGTTGGCATCAAGAATATGGATGCCTGGATGGAGAAACACTATAGTAAGTGGACAGAGGAACAAAGAGCTGCATATTTGTTGATTTCTTGGCAACGTTCACTTACTGCTCCGACGTTTCCGAATGGAAAGAGATATCCAGATGGAAGCGATTTCTTCCTCAAACACTACACTGGATTGTTTTTCAATGATCCAACCAAGAAGTCGATCAATCTTGGAACTCCTGAAAACAACTTTCAAAGTTGTTCATTTTTAGTTGTTGAAACAACAGAAAATTCTTGGAAGGGCAAGATAACGAAATATCACATTCCAATCGTAAGCTCATATACGTCGGAATGGAGGGCTTTCAATGATGCGAAGGGCGCGTTCGAAGCGGGCGAATCTTGGTATCTTGAGAGAAGGAGAAAAGCCTTCGTGAAGGACTTTCAAAAGGTTGTGCAAGAGAACGCAGACATACTTTTGGAAAGTAAAGGTCCTGTTATCGATCCAAAGTTCATGGAAGCTGCCCTCAATTTTCAACAGGAGCAGTTGGAACTTCTTCCGGACATTTCAAAACTTGAAAGAGTTTTGAAAGAGCTTCGAGAAGATATTGATGAAAGTGGGATTTCGAAGAGAAAAATCAATGAAGTCCAAGGAATTTTGAATGACCTCAACTACTCCTTGAAGCATATAAAAGAACATAATCCTATCATCGGCAAAACCAAGGAAGAGAGCTTGAAGATTTTCGACAAGGCACTTCAAGGTGGCATTCCTCGACTTCTTCGTACGGACAAGAGGAAGAAGAAAGTTCAAGAATGATGGAAATAGAAACAATTGATGTTCTAAAAACTCTTGATGATCTCTATACCTTTATCCGTTTCAAGGGAAAGGAAAAGAGAAATCTTCTTCCACAAAAGATAAGTTGGATTGAACGGGGACAATGGTTCAAAGAAGAACAAAACATAGATCCTGTCCTGAAGGAAAAGATCAGAAAAATTTCTGTATTTTTTGATTGGTGCGCTGCACCTTATGGTCGAAATGACCTTCTTCCTTTTCTTCCTTGTCCATCATCCTTTGTTTTGGATGGCGAAAAACTGAAAGAGGAAATCATCAGTAAAAATATACCTGTGTTTGGTGTAGAGAAACAAGGGAAGCAATTCTATTTTACTTGGACCACACATTGTGGCATTTTTGCCTTTGATGAAAACCTTATACCAAGCACTCAAAGTGCTTCTGTTTTTTACGAACTAAAAGAAATCATCAAGAAGAAATGGAACAAGGTTCGAGTTCTTGCTTCTCGTCCTTCTCCTCTCAAAATATATGAAAAGAGAATGAAAGCTGCTATCAGCTTCCAAGAAAAGCAAATGAAGTTTGCTGGAGAACTGAGAAAACAAATTCGAGACTTGGAAGAAATTGCAAAACTTTGTGAACAGGGACGCATTCATCGTAAAGTAAATGATGGGCTTTACGATCGATGTATGAAGCTTTATCAAAGCATTCATGACATTACTTCTTGCGAACCGAGCCTCACGGGCAATACATCAGAAGAAACTGATGAAAAAATCAAGAAAGCAATTGATGGTTCTATCTTGGTAAAGAAGTCTTCGAAAAAGAAGAAAGACTGACGTTCATTCGCTGAACAGTTCAGGTAGAACAGATTTCAACCAGTTTCTAACTTCTCCTTGAGGCATTTCACCAAGGTCTTTATAGGGTTTTGGTGTGCTGATAGACATAGAAGCAACAGACTTTAGTTTATTTCCAGCATCGTCATTGTCGGCAACGGCAATGACTTTTTTATTCATGGCAGCAAACCATGGTTTTAGCATCTTAGGATGATTTGCTAGAACAGCAATTGCAGGCATTCCAATGTTGTGCAGCTTGACAGCATCAAAGATACCCTCTGTGACAAATAGGAAATCTTGGTTGTCAAAGACAGTTTCCAAGCCCCAAACACCAATGGTCTTTTCTGGATGTTTTGTAATATACGTCCAGTATTTTGCCTTATCCCTGTCTCTGCTGTCGTTACCTGTCTTGGTTCCTTTTGGATTGTATTGTTGATATCCAACGAGTTGACCGGAAAGGTTGAAAAGAAGGAAAACGGCAAGGTTGTTTTCCTTGTCCATAATCACCCGTGTCTTTGATAGATCAACATCACGCGATCGAAGATGGGATTCAATGTCATCATTCTCACATAAAAGAATTTGTTTTAGAGAAAACATTTGAGTTTATCTTTCTCACAAGTTTGCGAACATGTCCTTGAAAAGGAATTTTGAATTAGCACGAGGTTCCCCAGTTTGTTTTGATTCTTCTGGATTGATCCAAATGATCATTTTCTCATAACGAACAGGACCATAAGAAATTACTTCGTTCTCTTTCTTATAAAGTTTTGGCATCTTTACCTTTGAGTTCAACTCATCAGGATTTAGCAGAAACTTACCATTCTTCTTTATTGGCATTGTCTTGAACAAAACAACATATTCTTGGAAAGAATATGCAAATTCTTTCAGAATTTCTTTTTTTGTAGTCCATGACAATATAGGAGAATGCTCTGTTTCCAATACACCATTTTCAAAAACCCAAAGACGTTCGTCGCCAGGATTTCTTGCAAGGTCTTCTTTTGATAGTCCAGTCGTATTGAAAAACAAATCTAAATTTACAGAACTAAAAGAAATTCCTCTATAAATCGGTTCATTTTCCGGAACAAGTAAGTTTGAATACTTGCCTTTCTGTGCCAGTTTGTAAACGTCCGGAAATTCCTGAGCTATTTTGTCCGCCACCTGACTATTGATCCATTGAAAAAGTCCTTTCTTGAAATCTTCTTCTTCTGGAGTCTCTGGTTGTTTCTCTGTTTTTGAAATGTCTTTTCTGTCTCTATCAAAGAGATACTTGCCAAAAACATCATTTGGTTTGGCTTCGGACGGAGCGTCTTCAAATATTAATTTTTTGATGCTCATGACTCTTCTGTCTTTTCTGGATAGTTTACACGACCGCCACTCATCGTTGCACCAGAGAAAAGGTCATTGAAGAACGGAATGACAAACTTTCTTCCTTTGTAAATCGAATAAAAATCATCTTGATCTTGCGCAACAGGAAGAACAACACTTCTTGGTTCCGTGGCATTTCCAGAGCCATCTGTGTAAAGAAGTTCTGCTTTCATTTGACCATCTTCTTGTCTCTCAACGAAGATTACACTTTCTTGTTCAAACTTCTTTCCAAGGAAAAGTAGATCATCTTTCGAAATGTTTGGAATAACTAAAGGCTTTTCAACGTTTCCATATTTGCCTTGTATTTGGTAGAAACCATAACCAGCTTGACGTAGAGATTGTGCAAGCATCTTGTTTCTCTTCTTGTTTTCTTCTGGAGGCAGTTCCTTCGCAAATGGATTTTCTGCTGTCACAATTCCGATTGATGAAATGTTTTTTTCTTGTCCTGTGAGGCTTCTCATCAGTTTTGAATATCCACCCTCTGCAAGGTCCCCTTCATTTATTTGCACAGCCTCAGAGAGCCTTCTAGGTGCCTTGCCGTTGAAGCCAAATAGATGAGGTGAGACAAGAGCAGGACGAACAGAAAGAAGGTCACGAAGTCGAAGTTTACCTTCACCATAAAGGTCAACAATTTCAATTCCTCGTTTCTCTTCATCTTCATTTTCTTTGCTTGATTTATCATCCCAATACCAAGGTGCTTCATCATTTGGATTTGGAAGTTGAAGTTCATCCTGCTTCTGCTGATTTCTTTCGTCTTCTTCTTTCTTTTGACGATCAATCTCCCAAGGAGACGGAACCCAATCTTGTTCACTTAGGGTTTCTGAACTTGAGATGTTTTCTTTGATTGTGAACTTTTTCTTCTTACTCATTTTCATTCTCCATCAGATCATACATGCTTCGGATGATCCTTCTTAGGGATACGGTACCAAACTCATTTGATATAAATACTGCTGTCGCAGCTTGAACTTTCACATCTCCGAAAGAAATAACTTCACCTTCAGTCGAAAGCATGTTGATCATTGCCACATGATCGCTGTCCTTCGGTCGTAAGTTCGAGGTCATTTCATAAGGGTTTAGAAGGAATTTTCCATTTGATGGATTGGGCACTGTCTTCATCAAGATATTCACTTCTCCCCCTTTTAGGAAATTCTGCAATATAAGAGGCTCAATTCCCCAAGACTGAAGTTTTTTGTTTGGCGGCGGATAAGAAATAGGAATATCGACTTTGAAAGGAATATTATCAAGAACTTTTTGGAGCTCAATACCATTCTTCAAATCTTCAATCTTTTTCTGAAAGGTTGGATTTGATGTTAGTCCAAGGGCTTTTGCCACATTGAAACCATGAACAATCCGATAAACAGGACGTTCTTCATCTGGCTTTAGAAACTTTTCATACTTTCCTTGACGAACAAGTTTCCAAGCTTCTTCAAAATTGGATGAAAGGGCAGTGTGATGAGTGTCGTTTATCCAAGACGCTAAGGAATCAAGAAGTTCATCTTCTTCGGGGGTATTCTTTTCTTTTGAAGCCCTAGTTTCAGCTCGCTGATCACCAAACAAAAACTCTCCAAAGATATCATCTTTGGAGGCTTCGACTTCTTGTTCAACAATCATATCAACAATGCCTTCAAGGACCGATTGAAGTTGTTCTTTTTCCTTTGAGGAAGCTACATCTTCAAGACCTTTCAAAGCCTGTTTCTTGGCATCGAGTTTCTTTTGTTTCTGACGTTCTGCATAGGACTTTGCATCAGTACCTAAAGCTGTGTCAGTTGAACCGACTTTCGTTGGTTTCGTAGGAATCATGAGGATAAATAGAGAAATTATTCATCATCATCCCAAATACTTACAACCCCAGGAGCGGGAATAGGTGAAAAGAAATTTTTTGTAAACTCCAAATCTCCAACAATCCAGTCAGGTCTACTTTTCTCATTCTCTTCTGTTCGAGGATTTGCTTTATTCAAACCATGAACAAACGTCCATCTACAATCTTCACATGAATATCGAATGGCACTATCACATGGATGACAAGACAGAAATCTTGGTGTTCCATCTGGATTTGTTCCGGATTTATATGTGTGGCAATCATAAGCCCAATAAAGATTGGTCGATGAACAATTTGGACATTTCTGTTTCATAGCTTGAGTATGACATTTCAGTGCTAATTTTTCAAAGATTGTGTTTGTCATGTTCTTCTTTGTGGCAGGATTTACAAAGAACAATTCCTGAGACGTTGTTGTCAATATGATATTGAGCGACTTCATTAGAGATTTTTTGTTTTAGAGCAAATGTTTCCTCTGTTGTTGGAAGACCAAAATAATCTTTCCAATTGTTAGAGATAGCTATACGTCTTACAATTTCACTCATTTGTTCTTTGTTGTGATGAACTTCAAGGTCTGCTCTTGGAGTATCATTTCTACTTGCTTTACACTTTTCACAAGAAAAATTTGATGCTGCAAGTTTTGGATATTTCCATTTTTCAAAAAGTTTTTTACTCGCATGACACGTGGCTAAAAGAGATGAAGTTCCACCTTTCCATTGTGAATGGTCCTTGCCTGACAAAGTTGGAATAGTTCCATTCAAGCGATTTTCTTTCATTCGTTTTGAACGCTTTTCCTTTTCTGGACCTTTTACAATGGACTGAGACATTTTGGCAATGCGTTTATCAGTTTCTTTTGTAAGACCCTTCGCCCAATGTTCACCAGTTTCATTCAAATGAAAAGGTTTCCAAGTCCCATCTTCAACCATTTTTCTTCGTGTTGAAGCACTCTTTTGCTGTATCTTCTCTGATACGAAGTTATTCTTGACCCGAGACTGATGTCCTTGAATAAAGTCTCGATAACCTCTTGTAATATCAAGAAATTTTGGCTCCTCATCACAACCACATTTACACTTCGGAGCAATGTCATTCAAAAAGTATTTGGTATAAAACTCTTTTGATGAAACCTTGTGTCCTTTTCTGCAATGAGCAGAAAGAGAAATGAGTGATGGATAACTGTTTTGACAATATGGACAAATAAACATGGCTACAACCTCTTAATTGAAGTGTAGCCACTCAAGACTGCATTGTCTAAAGATATAGTCTAAAACTGCAAAACCGCGTTGTCAAATCGGATTGTAAGAGAAATTTCAACAAGGTCAGAACCTTCCATTGCCAAGTCACCAAAGGTTGCGTTTGTAATGAAAGCACCCTTGATATCCCAAAGTTGAATGACTGTTCCAACAGGATCAAGCATCTTGATTTGAATGTCGCGCTTGTAGAAATCAGCATAGCCGGAACGACCTGAGACGCTTTCAAAGCAAAGACGAACCCATTCCATAACCTGCTGAGCGCCTGATGGAGCGATGGCGTCATGAAGCGTAACAGTCATTGTTTCAAAGGTTGTTTTTCCTGCAATGTAGCGAGTGCTGTTGATCCAAGGAATAGCAACTTCCTCTGTTGCCATTGTTGGACGAGCTGCTGTCTTGATAAGGAAACTGTCAATTCCCTCAATTGCAAGAACAAATCGACGCTTTGCGATTGGTTCAAATTTCGTAGGAAGCATTTCGGTTACGCCTAATGTAGTTGCCATCTTTTATCTCCAAATATCAGCTATTCTGATTTCTTTGTTTAATTAGTCTTATTTTTTCTTTTTTCGAAAGTTGCTTATCAGTTGATGAAACTTTGGTTGAATGTTCAAAATCAAATACAGAAGTCCACCAATGAACAAGGTATTGGCAATAGAAAGAACCAATACCATTATGAGAAAGTAAACCATCCAAACGAGATCAGAAATCACGTTCCATGCCCATGCCTGGATTATCTTTCCAAGCGGCATCAGAAACTCTCTTTTCTAAATCCTCAACTTCAATTAGAAGAACTTCTAATTCTTTTATAACTGGCTCAACTATATCTCTTGCCCATCCAAGAGGACGATTTCCCATTTTATCCAAAAGTTTTTGAAGTACAGAAATAATCTTCTTTATTTTTACAGTTGGACTCGTTTTCAAATGATCACTGACAACTTGCTCAACCAATTTACTAAGTTGTTTCTTTGTAATTTTCATCTCATCCTACCTTATATCCGTATTTGTTCTTCAATCCACGAACAAGATACTTCCAAACAGTTTCATTTCCCTGGCAAATTTCTGCAATGTCTTCAAGAAGTTCTTCGTTTGAAAGACCATTCTCTGCTCTGAAACGAAATAACCAAGCAAGTTTACCATCAGTTTCCGGCTCGATTTGTTCCTCAAGTTTTTCGTCGCAACCTTCATCTAGTCCGCCGAATGAAATGCCGTGTTCACCACTCTTTTTCTTGGCAAGCTCTTTTGCATCCCAAACAATGTCATCATCATACAATGTTCCATATTCAAAAACAACGTCATCAAGCTGTTTTCGAATTTCTGGATCCAGACTTTCAATATCGATTTCGTCTTCGTATGAAGTTGACATGAGAAGTGGAACAACCTTAGAATGTTCCAAATCCATATCAAAGTTGGCTGGATCGATATTACGAGTCAAAAGTGAATAAGCAAGAGCCAGTTCATCACGTGAACGTCCTTTTGGACCAGACATTTCAGGCGAACTATCAAGCTGTTCTTTCATGACCTGCTTCAAAGAAGACAAAGTCAACTTCTCCGCTAGTTTATTTATTTGTTTCGAAGTTAACTTCATCTTCTATCATCCTGCAATAAAGTTGCCTCTGTTGTTGAGAACAAAGGAGATATCCAAGAATTCCAAAGTCTTCGTTGGTAGAATCATGATTCTTCCACGAATGGTGTTATTTTCGATATCTGCCAACGTGGTCGTTGTTGTATCGATTTGAACAAGATACTTGTCAACACCCTTGTTATCTTGCACGCGCTTCAAGATTGGTTTTACCAAGTTTGAGAAACGCTCAAGTGTTGCTTCTCTGTTTTGCTCAAAGATGATTCGGTCAGCAATCTGTTTGACTTGACGACGAAGAGAAATCAAGAGACGACGAACGTTTACACGATCAAATGCACTTTCAGTTTGAAGAAGTGTTCTTTGACCCCAAACAACCGTTCCTTCAGAACCTGCAAATACAGCCAATGGATTGATGTTTGCGGACTGCAAGTCATCCAAGTTGTCTCGTGAAAGACGAACCGCTGGACGAACTGTTGTTTCAAGAGCGCCCCTTGTGAAACCTGCTGGAGCAAACCATGGGTATCCAACGCTGTCATTCTTAGCAAATGCACCAAGAACTGCTGCGGTTGAAGCTGCTGTTCTAGTTGTGTTGTTGAAGTCGTCACGGATAACAACGTCAGGGAAGTATGCAGCACCGAAAGATGAATTCAATCCTCTGTTGTTGAAGTTGTTTGCAGTGTTGACAACAGAAAGAGTTTGTGAAGAACTTGAAACTTCTGTGCTGTTTACATCGATGTTTTGAATATCCATCAAATACAAAGCATCATAACGGTTCTCAACCATATTCAATGCGTTGTCTGTAACGTAGGTGTTTCGAATTCCTGGAAGTGCAAGAAGTTGAATATCAACTTCTGTTACATCTGACAAGATGTTCAAAGCTGTAAGATATGAACTTACCGTTGGACCATCCACCGTTCCGCGGTTTGTGTTATCCATTTCTTCTTCAACAGCAACGTTCGTAAAGTAACGTGTTCCTTGATTGAAGATATTGACTCCATCAAATCCACCGAAAAGAGGTACTGTGAACTTAGCCAACTGTCTTACAGAGCTGTCTGTAAGGTCTGAAGTTGCAAGAGCACGGAAACCGTTTGTTGAGTCATTTGAGATATTTCCTTGACGAACATAAGACCATGTAACAGCATTCACAGTATCAACAAGACCTGTTGAAGGAGTGTACTTGATCTTGACTTTATTCAAAGTGAAATAGTTGTTATTGTATGCATCTGCATCAACAATACCATTTTCAGTTGTTGCTTGAGCGCCTTGGTTGTCATAAACAACAAAGTCTGCCCAATTCGTTTGGAAATCTGGATAGTATTGAACGAAGCTTCCAATGCCTGTCTCAATCTCTGTCGATTTGTTTGGTTCAGTTACAGAGGTTTGACGCTCAAATTGAACACCCCAATACAAGCTGCGGTCAACTGTTTGGTTAGGTGAAGCTCCTCTTGAAAGAGACTTTCTGTAAGGAATTGGTGGCTGAACAAAGCGATAAGTGATTGGATCTGTACCCGAACCAGTTACGTAATATGTTCCATCATCATTCTGATTTCCGAACGGCGCAGAGCCCGAAACTTGAAAATGTTGAACACCACGGAAACCAAATGGAAGTGCTGTTGGATCAATCTCAGCATCTTCAACTTGAGCGTCCATCTCTACACGAATGTAAGAGGAAGCATTTGGGTAGTTTCCTTGAGTGATGAGCTTTTGACGATCGGATGAGTTATCAAAGTTCCAGAATGTGTGGAAGTCTCCAATCACTTTTGCAACATAGTTTTGTGCATTTGGATTGAGGGACAAACCTCTCCATTGTTCAAGAACTTTTTTGTTCTTATCTGTGTCGTTGTAATCACGAACAATAAGGTCAAATGTACCATATTGGTCAACAGTGCTTACAGATGGTGTAATGTTCTCAATGGAGAACTTCACACGCTTATTTGCATATTCACCGTCATCCAAAGACCAAACTCTAAAGAGATTTTGTGGTGAACCACCAAAGTTCTGAGACACAACCCAAGGGCTCTTTGGAGTCTTGTATCTGTCCTCGAAGTTTTCAAAGTTTGGCGTTACGGTTGAACCTGAGTTTCTGCTAAGAGAAGAAGAAACAAGGAAAGCAATCTGTTCTGTAAGGTATGTGCTTCCGGAAACAACACCTGAACCAGTTACGGTTGCAAGTGCTGGGTGAACAGGGAAATCCGCATAAAGGAAATGACCCTTTTCTTCAATCTTGAAAGGATCTGTATTGAAGACCTTTCCAAAATAGTTTGGAGCAGTTACATCGAAAGAAGCAGAAATAACATTTGGCTCATTCGAGTTTTTGAAACCGTTCAACAGAAGAACGAACTCTTGTAGACTTCCCGAGATGTTTACAGAACCCGTTACCTGACCTCCAGCGTTCGTCCATGTTCCGGAAGAAGATGCTGGGGTGTTCCATGGGGATGCAGAAGATGAGAGCGTTAGAAGAACGCCTGATGGCGCGAAAACTACACCTCGAACAACTGGCGTTCCTTCGGTTGGAAGTCCTGCGGAAGAGAAGAAATCGCTTCCTGAAGTTTCTTTCATGATTGAAGCAAGAAAGTATGTTCTTCCTTCATCTCCACCTGCATATGCATATGGATTGTCATTGAAAGCACCACCTGATGCATTTTGTGGAAGGTCTGAACCGACAACAAATCCAGCATTTACAACCTTACCGGAGTTACTTCCGTCTGTTGTTCTTGCAAGTGCATTACCTGCTCCAAGAACACGAAGATATGTAAGAGACTGAGCGTTCCTTAGCCATTCACTTGCTGCGATTGGACCATTGAAAATGTAGTCATTTGGACCACCAAAGACCTGATTGAAATCTTGAGTTGTCGGAACTGTAACAGGAACAAATGCCGGACCTCTTTGCGCAGCACCGACTACACCAGCAGGAATGCCAGTTGGTCGTGTTGCAGTTGGACCAGTTAGATTTTGAACTCTTACGGACACGCCTGCTGATTTGAAGCTGATAGTCATTTTTCTTTTCTCCATCCATGGCAGGAGGTTCTACTGCCGCACATTACAGCGAGAATGCTAGAATATTTCAAACTATGATCCTCGCAAAATTTTCTCAAATTTGTAAACTCAAAATGCTCACCACTTGGAGAAACTAAAATTCTTTTGTTTCTTTTTGGACGAACAGTTTTTTCAGGTTCAACACTTTCGTTATATGACCAAATAAATCCACCGCTCGTTTTTAGTTTACCATTACAACAAAGATTGATTGCTGAAGGGTTTCCATGTGTTTTAGTAGCAGCCTCATTGCAGCCAAAATGAACAGCCAAAAGATTTCCACGTTTGTCAAACTGGAATATTTTTCTACTGTTTTTGTTCAATCTTCCTCGGTTGCCAAACATTGGATTTCCATTTCCGAAATTTGCTTTTGAAAGTTTGTTGCGAACTTCCTCAGAAGGCATCTCAGCAGTCTTCTTTATGTTATAACATTTTGTTTTTTGATCCCAGAACTCATCTAAATATCTTTGCTCTTGAACAAGTAGATTTTCAGGACTACAAAATTTGGTAATGTGAAAAGCAAACACACCATCACCGTACTTGTTGAAATCATTTTGAAGAAATGGATTTGAATGCTTTCTCTTTTTTAGAGCATTGAAGTGTTCCCTTTTTCTTCTTTTGAGATCAATAGAACTTCCATAGTAAACACGACCATTGACTTCATTTTCAATTTTATATATTCCTGATTTGAAGCTGATTGTTGTCATTTTTTACCCTATTCTAACTATTGTTCAATCACTGAAACTCAACACCGGAGTTTGTAACAATGAAGTCGATTGCAATAAATTCAACTGCCTTCACTGGTACAAGTCTGATTTGACAGTTCAAACGATTTGCATCTGCATCTGCTTGTGTATTGTTTCTGTTATCACAGATTACATCAAAGAACTCAATTCCACCATTTGTTTGAACTTCTGACAAAAGTCTACGAAGTTGTTCACTCAAACGCTGTCTAAGTTCTGGAGTGATCTGTTCCCAAATCAAACTATTTCCAATTCCGATGACTTGGCGCTTTAGGTCAAGAAGAAGACGCTTCACGTTGATACGTTGAAGAGCCGTTCTCTCATTGTCCAATGTATTTTGTGAGAAGATAACGTAACCTTCACGAGGGAACTTGACGATTGGGTTAATTCTAACATCGGCAAGTCTTTCCTGATCTGGTTGGTTGATACGGACAGTCGTTCTTTCAACAAAGGAAAGTGCTGCACGGTTGAAACCTGCTGGTGCATACCAAGGATATGCAACCTTGTCATTGAATCCGATTGCAGCAAATGCAGCGACGGAGGCAGGAACAACAACACGGCGTTGAGTGTTCATATCTGTAATGATGATGTTTGGGAAGTAAGGAGCAACATATGAGTTGTCCAATGCTCGAAGCTCAAACTGATCTGCTGTGTTTTGAACGTCAGCACGTGTTGAAGCCGAAGCATCACCTTCTCCATCGAAAACTCTTTCAATGTCAACGTTGTAAGATGGAACGTCCATCGTGTAAAGGATAAGTCCATTTGTCGCAACAGCGTCAGCAACATAATCCGTCACAAGAGGCTCTCTTTGTCCAGGCACAGCAAGAAGATTGATTGAAGATGCCAAAGGATCTGTCATAATGTCCGTTGCTGTACGGAATGCAAAGATACTGTTGTTCAAGATACCTGTTGCATTTTGGTTGAAACCAAATCCTGGCGAAGTGAACGCAGCGTTTGCATTTCCAATGGTTGTTCCACGAGCTTCAGTTGAAGTTGAACGGTCATTGAATGTCGCAGCATTTTTATCAAGAATGTTTGTTCCATCAAATCCACCTGCCATAAGAGCTGTGAACTTCGTGAAATCAGAGAACTTGTTGAAGTCGGCTGCGCTTGTTCCCTTATTCAAAAGAGTTGCAAATGTGACTCTTTGAAGAGTTCCGTCCGTAATCTTGTAAGATGAAACATCTGGTTCACCATCACGAATGTAAGCTGCCTGTCGAATGTGTGTTTCAACAGATGAAGTTACGTCTGCAAGATTTTGGTTGTAAAGAGCAACACGAGCAAGAGTGAACTTGTTGCTATTGAATCTGTTCACAAAAGCTCCAGTTACAACTGTATCAAGCTTTGAAATACCGGCAAACTTGGTGTAACTCTCAACCAATGGGTTTGGTTCAGAGGAAACATTTGGGTTTACAACGTTATTGTTTCTGCTGTCCTTGACGCCCCAAAAGAGACGACGGTCTACAACTTCAAGATTGCCAGGCGCACCTCTCCAAGTTCCAGTTGTATCAACTGAACCACGAGTTAGTTTGAAACGATATGGCAATGGAGGAACAATTGCTCCAAGAAGTCTTCCTTCGCCTGAACCGGAAGCTCCAAGACGAATCGAGCCTGCTGAACCTGTGTTGTCAAGCAACGTTGGGTTAGTTGAAAGAACTTCGTATCCCTCATAACCAAAAGGCAAAGCCTCTGGTGGAGTAAATCCTGAGTTTAGGCTCTCATCCATCTCTACACGAATGTATTTGGACTGTCCTTGATGAATTCCATATTGTTGAAGTCTCTTGTCTCTTTCATCAACAACATCGAAGTTGAAAGAAGCGTAACTGTCACCAACAACTTTTGCAATGTAGTTGTCATCTGATGGATTCAATGAGAGATTATTGAACTGCTCAACGACTTGAGGTTCATAGTCGTTATCATCAAATGCACGAACAACCAAAGAGAAAGTTCCATACTTGTTTCTCAAATCTGTAGATTTCTTGACGTTTACAATAGAAACTTTGTATTTGTTGTTTGCGTAAGCACCATCATCTTTTGAGAAAATCTTGAAAAGACGATACTCATTCTTACCGAATGGTTGAGAAATGAACCATGGGGTTGATGGCGTTGTAAATCTTGTGTCGAAACGTCCAAAGAGCTGACGGAATGGAGAAGAAGTATCTCCACCTGTTGTGGTTGTATTTGCTGAACCTGATGCAAGGAAAAGGTCAGCCGAACCTGTGTTGATTGAAGCAAGTTCTGCATCAACAGCGTAATCTCCGTAAAGAACGTGATATTCCGTGCCAAACTTCTCTGGATTTGTGTTCAAAACTTTTGCGATGTAGTTTACACTTGTTGGATCAAGAGAAGCAGTAACAATTCTTACACCTGCAAATCCATCACTATTGGCGAATGAAGTTCCAACGGATGTTGAAATTGCCAACTTGAATGAACGGTCAAATGCCCCTGATGGAGCTGCAAAGCTATCAAGGTCTTCACTGTAGCTTTGGTTCCAATCAAGAACTTGAAGTCTTGTGCCCGAAGCTGCAAAGAGAACACCACGAACCAAGAACACTTCGTCGCTTGCACCTGAAGAAAGGAACGAAGCATTATCTGTGAACATTGGCATGCCGTATGCCTCAGAACCAGTTAGAACGTGCTTACCGCCGATGAAGTAAACAGATCCTTCGGCATCACCAGGGAAACGTGAAGAGAAAGATGAAGAAACCTTGAAACCGGCATTAGTTACAGTTCCTTGAGTTCTGGTTGTGTCAATATCAGCAATAGTTGTATTTGCACCAGCACCAAGAACACGAACGAAAGAAACAGCGTTCTTACTTTCAAGGAATTTTTGCACAGTATAAGTTGATGGATGTTTGCTATCCAACTCACCGAAAGTGGTTACGAAATCTGAGAAAGTTCCAACTACAACTGGAACAAATGCTGGACCTTTCAAAGAAGATCCGATCACACCTGCTGGAACGCCTGTTGGTTGTTGTGAGGTTCTTGTAAGGTCAATCTCTCTTGGATAAAATCCTGGAGTTTTGAAAATCTGGTCTGCCATTCTTGGGTTCCTTTTTCACGAAGACTAAATCTTGTCTTCCTTCTAATTAGGACTTGAATTGTCGTAATACTGCCGCTTCACTTATTCTTCAATACTATTTGCTGGATAAGTTCAAAATCGTTTGTGTAGAAAATCGACTCACCCTTTAGATTGAAACGTTGAAGAACTGGCACATATCGGAAAAACGTCTTTCCTGTCCTTTTATCTACAAATTCTTTCTTGACTAAATACTTCCTATCAGTTGTATCTTTCTGTTTAGTTTTCGGATTTTCTTGAATATCAGAAAGAATGAACTTGTCCTCAACTCCGAGAGCAACGGGCTCCCTCTCAAGGTTTTCTGATTTGTGTACGTCATTCTCCATATTGTGGAAGTCAAATACAATGTCTGGAGCACTGATCCATTTTCTAACAGGCACAGGCTGCCCTGGGGCGTTCGTAGCAAGGATGTAGCCCTTTACTTTCATATTGATGGTGTATCTTAGGACACGGCGGTTATCTTTGAAGTCATCAAAGTTGTCACCACTTGCCATCTGATCTTCAACGTAAGCCAAGAACCAATAGCCTTTATCAGTATTTATTCGAAACATCTTGTCTTGAGGAAGATAAGAAGACATGAATGTTTCAATCATATAGGTCATGTGCTCTGTAAATGAAGTCCAAAACACAATCTCATAAGTTGCTGTAAAAAACTGAGGTTGTGGTATCGTATAGATTTCATAGATGTTTGCTGTTGATTTCAACTTCGGTTGAAGAAGTCCCCCTTGAATAACATCTTCTTCATACTGATCGATTCCCGTCTCTCTTGACGTTTCAGGAAGGTTCATATTTTCCAAGGCAAACTTGTTCAAATAGTTTTGAAAGTCTCTGTCCTTGTCGGAAAGTTTCTTTGAAATCGTCAATGTACCTGTCTGTTGGTTTATTCCTCGACCATTGATATCCTCAGTGGTCTGTTCAATGCCGCGGCGTCTAATTGAGATAGCTGGAAGAATTATTCTTCCATCCTTATCTTTCAAAGGTTTCAGTTGTTTTGCTGTAGCAAATCTTTCTCCAGTTGCAAAGATAACACTTGGTTTCTTTACATCAACAGCTCCATTTGATGTCCGAACCTTAGCAATTGTAAATGGAATTTCACGATTGAATAGGTTAAACATTCCTTCATCTGCATCAGTGATTCCGCATGGAGGAATGGTAAAATCAGTTGATGGAATATCCTCATATCCCGAATTCAAATGAGGTTTAGGGTCTGAAGGATCCCTTTCGATATTGAAACGAGTTGAGTTTTTGTTTTGAGACATATCAATAAATAGATAAACCCCAAGAGGAATATCGATTTAGGATAATGAATGGAACATAACCAATTAGAGAAGAGCTCAGACCCATGAGGGGTCATTCATTCTTATTGAGCCTGTTTCTTGGGAGGAGCAACAGTTGGAGCTTGATTTCCAGGGGTTTGTGCTGATGTTTTTGTTTTCACAGGTTTTCTAGTAGCACTGTCAGAACCAATCGACTTACCATCTTTTGCATACTCTGTATTTGCTGTGTTTTTGTCAAAACCATAATCCAAAAGAACAACACGACCATCTGGAGTTTTGCCCCAATGATCATGGAACTTCATATCACCACGAATAAGACCCTTCTTGACAAGGTTGTTGATAGCATTCAAGAAAATCAAGTCTTGTTTTGCTTTGACTTTCTGTTCAGGTGTTGACATTTTAGATTGATCAATGTCTGATGGTTCCCATTGATCACCCATTGCATATCCGATAATCTCAGAAGAATATCCTTTGATTTTCTCAAACTCATTCCAAGATGTAAGAGGACGAACAAGTTGAGCCATGACCCAGTTACCTTTTGGGTCACTGTTTTGAATTAAAGCAAGAGCAGGTTGCAGTGTTTTATCTTGAGCAAACTGAACTTCTGTTTTGTTTTGTGCAATGCCCTTTGAATTGGTTGCAAACTTCATAACAAAGCGATTACTCAAAAGAAAAACTTTTCTTGAAGATCCTTCTCCTAATACTTGAAACTGTTGTTCTAATTGCCGAAGCTGATCAACGAAGGGCAAATTTTTCCATTGTTGGAAATTGAACTGTCCTTTGCTTTTCAGTTTCTCCATCAGAACCTCACTCTCGATTTTTTCGAATTCACGAAGGAACATCAAAACCTCTTTTGTAAATATTTTCTTTTATTTGCTGCGTCAGGCATTGAATGCATAAAAGTTGATATAAACTTCATCGTTCAAACCATAATCAAGAAGAACAACTCTTCCGTCTGGTGTCTTGCCCCAATGTTCAATTTTCCCCGCGTCGCCCTCTGACAATCCATACTTCTTTCTTGCATATTCAACAGCTTCTTTATATTTTTTGAACTGTTCAGTTTCTTCTCCGAGATCAGCACGGAGCATTTCAATGTTCAGTTCCAAACTTTTTATATTTTTTTGATAATGTTGAATATTCTTTTGTATTTCTTTGATATCTTTGGGATTTTCTGTCAGTTCTAAACTCTTTTGCAAACTGATGATCATTTGTTTTATCATTTCAAGATCATCAAGATATGTTTCAAGGCGTCCAAATCGATCCGAACCATCAAAGAGGTCGTAAAAATCAAATCCGGCAATCTTGATGAATTCTTTCGTGGAATTATCAAATTGGTCCATTGGTTTCACCAAATCGGAAACAAGCCACATCCCTTCAGGATTGTGTTTGTAAACCTTGGCAAGAATGTGAGAAACTTCAGGATCCTGTGACATTTGTGTTTCGAGTTTGTTTTGGGCGAAACCTGCTTTATTCATTGCAATTTTCAAAACATATCTAGATGATAAAATGTAAACGGCTCGTGAAGATCCTTGACCTATCTTTTCAAGACTTTCTTTTGCATAATGATTTGCTACTGACCACTTTTCGCTATCAATCTGTTGGAATTCTTTGAAATTGAAGGAACTGTTTTGAGTGCCTTTTCTGCCTCTCAACTTCTCTTCAATGTCAGTTTGTTCCATTAGTTGCTTAAATCTTTTATCGATAAAATTCATTGCTACATTCCTAGATAGTGTTCGTCCCAAACGTCAAGAGAAAGACCATAGTCTAATAATACAATTCTACCAGAAGCAGTAATTCCCCAATGGTCATCATATGCGATATCGCCTCCATGTAAACCGTATTTGATTGCTTCTTGAACGCCCTTGAACGTTTCAAAAAGTTTTTTGAAGTTTATTTTGTTTACATTTTCGCGATATCCTTGTGCCAACTCTTTCAAAACCGCCTCAGTTGGTACAGTTTTTTTAAAAAGGATTTTGTTCAAAACATAAAAGAAGAAAGTTTTGGTACATCCAAAAGCTCGAAGATAATCTCTGTTATGCGCTTCTTTCACAATCTCGCAAACAAGCCATCTATAGTTGCTATCAAAGTCATAAATTTCTGTAAAGATTGACTTCAAATCTGGATTTGTGAAAACTTCAACTTCATTTTTGTTTTGAGCTACACCCTTCAAAGAAGCTAATCCTATTGGACCTGCTCCAAGAGCGGATTTCAACACAAAACGTGAGGATAAAACGAAGGCACATCTGGAAGATCCCGCTCCGAGCCATTGAAGCCGTTTTTGAGCATAGGTGTTCGCTTCTTCCATATTGTTTTTTTCTGCAAGTTTTTTGAACTCATTCCAATTGAAAGACTTTGAACGAATTTTTTCTAAAAGCGTGTTCTTTTGAACTTGTTTGTAAATCTCATCAAACATGTCATGCTTTCTTTACGATTGATACAGCATCAACAATGCCTGTTGCAATTTCAACTGCCTTTACAGTAGAGGCTGCACCTTCTGCTGTTGCAAGTGCTGCTGATGTTGAGTGCAACAAACCCGAAATACCTTCTGCCGCAAAATAAACAAGAAGAAGTTTGTAAATGAGTGATTCAACTTTTTGTTTTGCGTGTTGTTTGTTTTGTGAGTAGTCTGCAAATTCAAGGAATGTCTTTGACGTCTTGAAGCCCTTTGCCCAAGCTTTCTTGTAGATAACATAAGAAAGTCTGTCAGGAATAATTATGTCAATTCCTTTTTCCTCAATCTTGTGAGCCACATGATATGCATGTTCAATCGCATGAGAAGTTTTTTCAAGACCTAGGAACTTTGAAAACTTGTAAAGACCTTTCAAAAGTAATGGAATTCCTCCCATTATTCCAAGAACCAATCCAACAACAGTCGTTACTCCAAGTGCTTCATTCAGCGGTTGTGAAGCTTTGTCTGCGGAGTATTCAGCGATTGTTTCGTTTAGAATTCCTGTAAGTTGAATTGCAAAAGCTTCTTGAACACCTCTTTGGTTCTGAGGAACTTGCTGTCCTTGATTTACAACGTTACTTACCTGAGCTTTCAATCCATTTATTTCTTGTGAAGCTTCTTTGACTTTATTTGTAAGGTTTTGAGCAATTTGCATTGTGTTATCAATGGGAAACTTTTCACCCGTTTCCTTTTCAGCTTCATTTTTTATATCAACAATGAATTGAAGTTGAGGTTTCAACTTTGCAAGTTCAGGAGCTTTCTTTTGAATAATGCCTGATAGATTTGCGACAGCCGAACGCAACGCTCCTTGAACTTTCTCCCAACCTTGGCTTACACCTTGTTTTGCAGAAGCAACAGCTTTTTTGATTAGGTCAACAAGACCTTCATTTAGATTTTCTTTCTTTGTCATTGTGCCTCCTACCAATTTCAAACTCTTTATCGCTGATGGATCCCAAATGCATCCTGATGCAACGTCCCAAGGATAGTACCATGACATTTCCAGTCTCATACTGTGAATATATGGGCAAATTTCAATGCCTGAATATTGACTAGCTACTTTTTTCCAATCTGGCGTCAGAGCATATTTTGGAATTTTAGATCCAGAATTCATTCCAAAATTTCTTACAAAATCTTTTAGTTCTTTCTCACTGCGAATCGTCAGTATTTTTGAATAATCAACTTCAATTTGATAGATGTATTTTTTTGGGATTTTGTAACCTTCTGCTTTTGCCCAGTTTTCCCAATCATCTCCACAAGAATACCAAAAACCATCCGGTTTAGGTGGAAAATTATTTGTTTGCTCCGCAGCGCGGACCCGTTCAATAGGTTTTGGTGAAAAGTGTAAAAGTTTCATTTTTCCTCAATCATCGCTGTAAATAAATGGAGTTGACTCATTGTCAAATGTATTTGTTTCATCTGGCTTTTCATCATCCAGAACAATTTCTCTTGGACCTTCACCGAGAGCAATAGGAGCCATTTCTCCTGCAAGTCTATCTCTGATTTGTCTGAAGTCATTTGTTTCTTCATTGTTTGGAGTTACAGGAAGACCTCTTTGCTGACTCCAAGTTTTTTCAACGTCACTATTTGCAAACTCCTTGGCATCGACAGAAGGTCCATTGAAGTTTTTAGGATTGAAGACGTCAGAAGAAACAGTTTTTGCAATAATCTTATATCCGTTCTCATACTCTTCTTGACCATACAAATTAGAGAGTTGAACATAAGAAACGATTTCAAATGCACTATCACCATAAGTGAAGAAATCTCCCTCACTTATTTTTATATCTTTGTCCATCAAATCTCTTGCTTGTAAAAACAGTTCAAGAGTTGTATCAATGGAAGAACCAAAGATATCAGCAACACTTTCCTTTTTTGGTTGTCCGATCAAACAATCAAGTTTGACTGGAGACTTGAAAACCTTTTTGATAGCTTCCTGATAAACAGGATGTGTTTGTGTTCGTTCAACATCAACAGCGTAATAGTAGATGTATTGACCAATAACATCCTTGATCAATTCTTTTGTGATATCATTGATGAATGCAATCTCTTTACGTGTTATGAATAAACGAGCCATGACATTTCAACCTATCAGTGAACAGGTGTTGTATTGTAGTGGAGATTCAAAAGTCTTCTTGAAGCAGAACCAACTGATCCACCAACGATTTGAAGAATTGCAATCAATCCTCTTTCATCAATACCTTGTTTTTTTGCTTCGTCTTCAATTGCACGAAATAGATGACCAAGTTTTGCGTCGTCATGGAAATTTTCCTGATTGACAAACTGCTGCATTGGTTTCTTCATTTTTGCACGAAGTTCAACAGCTTTTTGTCCCTTTGGGTCTTGTCCCTTGGTTATGTTTACCAACATTCTTGCTGCTTCTCTATAAGGAGCCAATTCTTTTTCTTTGGCTGCACCTGGCACTGGAGCAGGTTGTTTTCCTTGAGGACTTTGAGGTTGAGCTTGAGGAGAAGTTGGTTGAACTTCTCTTTCAAAGATTAATTGTTTGATTGTTTTCATCACTCTCTCCTAATTGCATATTTTGCAGGAAATGGAAGATACTGCAATTGCTTTTGAATGTTCTCTGCCTTTTGAGCTTCTCTTTCGGCAAGCTTGTCGTATGTAAGTTCATTCAATCTTCCATACAATCCAGTTGTGTCAGAATTCAACAACTTATCTTTGTCTTCTCTGCCTTGTTGGACAAGATCACTTCCATCCAAATCTACTTGACTTTCTGGAATTGGAATAGTCTTCATCTTTGAACGAACGCGTCCAAGCATTTCTGTACAAATTGCCAAAGCATATTGAAAAATCCAATTTCTTGCCCAAGGGTTCAATGACTTGTAATCTATCAAACCAAATGGAATATTGGCAGGGTTGTTTGCTCCATAAAGTGTGTCAAGCTCTATTGGATTACTTCCTGAAATACCAATACCCACTCCAGAGCCGGAAAGAGGCATTCCAATGATGCCAGGAGCAACAGATGAAGGAAAGGAGACACGAATCCACAATTTGTCATTGAAGGTTGGCACCAGATTGTTTGGAACTGGGTAAATCCTAATCTTTCTTCCTGTGACACGGAAACTGTAATGAGATCGTCTTATTTTTTGTGCAGTTTCAAGCATTCCACCACGAAGAGCGTCTTCGAAAACTGGGAGGACATAGAAACGTGTATCTGGAATATAACTTTCAACAGGCATACCAGAAGCAATGAAGTTGCTTGCAAGATTTGAATTGAAAGCATATTGAACAGGTGTGTCATGAAAGACTTCCAATATTTTCATTCTTCCAACACTTTCACTTGGTTGGTAGTTGGTAAGAGGAATATTGTTTTGATCCACAAGGTCAGTGTATAAATCGTAATCTTGTTGACCTGTTCTAAGAGTTATAGAACCAGAATAACTTTCTTGACTTTGACCATAACCAATTTCAGCAGCATAAGGTTCAGCAAGTCTTGTAAGAAATTCGAAGTTCGGAAAAGTGTAAACGTTTGTAAGGTTGATAGTTGAATAATAGTTGTTTGAACTATCAAGGGAACCAGTATTTGTACCAAGAAGACTGGTGAGGTCAGATTTGGCTCTATATTCAATAATGGCAGCATTGAATGCCATGGTAGCTTCTTCTAAAGCTGACCAAATCATCTTCTTTGTAAGCTCAACGGAAAGAACATCTTCACCTAAACGTCTCAAAACAAAGATGACCAACTTATCAGCATCATTTTGATAAGCTGGATCGGAGTCCCAGTAGCCGAACGGACACGGATTTTGTGTTTGAATAAACGAAGGCATTATAACAATCTCCATCCTTTGTGAGAATTCGCTTTACCACATAAAACTCTACCCAAATTTGCTTTATCTAATCCATGCATTTTGCAAAATTCAGAAAGGTTCCTTTGTAAAATCACTTTTTCACCCTCTGGATTTACTAGCCAGATGTTGTATTCTTTTGCTCGGATCAAAGACACTCGTTCATATAACCATTTCACGTATTCTGGATTTTCTCTTTGTTTCTTTGCGCTTTCTGACTTTATTTTTCGCGCCCTTTCACTTTTATTCCACTCTATAACTTTTTCATGTCCAAACCTTTTCTCTTTGTGTTGTTTCTTTGCACATTCTTTCAATTTTGAAAGTCCACTTTCGCTCATTGATGGCACAATTGCGATAGAAGAAAGATTTAGACAGTTTGTGTCTTTGTAGTGAAAATCTAAAAGTTCTTGCTCTTTTTCGAAAGCTTCCTGACGATTAGAACAATAAATGAAAAACTCCTTTATCTCGTCTTTATATTTTTGACAAACTCTTGAAAACCATGAATTGTTATGTTTGTTCTTTTTGACGTCACAAAAATGTTGATTTATTCTATGGGAACATTTGTTGCTTGAACCAATATAGAAATATTTTTTAGCAAATACAAGTATGTATACACCTGGTAGATTGCACCTGTCCAAAGAGACATTCCAATATCCCCAAGGTGTCGGGTTCATTGTTTGGATGAATGTAGGCATACGATAGATAAATAGCTATGAATTTCTTAGCCATGTCGCTTTATTTGAGAAAAATGCCCAGGTGTGCTATCCTTGTTACATGAGGAGATTGCACATATTTGATTTTGATGATACCTTGGCGAAAACCTCGAACATTGTGCGTGTTCGGAAGGGTAATGGCTCAGTCATCGAACTAAATTCACAAGACTATCTCACTTATCAAAAAGAAGAAGAAGATATTTTTGATTTCACTGACTTTAGAGAGCCCCGCGATGCAGACAAGATTGATGAAATTGTAAACATCCTTGTACAGGCTGTAAAGAAAGATGGAATTAACTCCGTTGTCATTCTAACAGCGAGAACTACGGATGTGCCTGTAGTTCACTTTCTAAAACAACATGACCTTCCACCTGTGCAAATCATGCCTGTGGGAAGGGAGCATATGCATTCTCATCCTACAGATAAAGCCATTTGGATTTCGTGGGTTATCGAAAAGTTCAAAATAAATGAGGTCATCTTTTATGATGACCATCCAGGGAATATTGAAGCTGTAAAAAAGTTGTGTCACTCAAACACTAAGATTGTGACTCATCTCATCAAAACAAAATCGCCAATTTGAATGGAATTTCTTTTACACCAACCACTTCGAACCTCAAGAACATATTTTGAGTTTGGAACAAGGTGACTTTTTTCGTTATTTGCTTTCAAAGTTCCAATATGAACAACATCAAGTGTTGCTGAAAGTCCTATAACATCTAGGTCAAATGGAACGTTTTTCATCCAAAAAGAATGGGTTTCTTGACTTGGGAATACGAACATCAACCCTTCATGATCTTTGGGCTCTGTTCCAAACATAAAACCCTTTGTTCTTTCTTCTGGCGAAAGAAGAAGTTTTAGTTTGAGAGGATTACCATTGATAGATACTTCAATCTTCATAAGAGTAAGTATCACTTCATCTTCTTTGAATGACCTCGAATGAGCCACCTAAAAATGTGTGCATACCAAGGCTCAGGTTTTCCAATCCTTCTTACAAGTTCTTGTTCTTCCATACAATAAAGTATAAGAAAAATCTCTTGAAATTCCAACCAAAACCCAGTATTCTATATCTATATGGCTAACAGAATTCAAACATCATTCGACAAACAAATTTTCTTCTTATTTCCGAAGGATGCTGATGAAGTTGAACTTGAAACATTCAAAATCTCAGCAACCCAAAAAGAGAGATCCAGTTCATATTGGCGAACAAAATATAACCAATTTACGATTTTTGAAAAAGAATCTTTGGATCAAGAGGGTAATCCTATTTGGAGATCAATTGGAATAATTGATGAAGGTTATTTTAGTGAATACTTTTTGTCGGACACGACGAGGCTTTATGCTCGACAAGACGAGAATACCGGAGCCAGTATTCTTCCTGAAAAGAAGAAGAAGTTGATTGCGGAAATCAATCAACATATCGAAAAGCAACGAAGGGAGAGGAACAAAATCCTTCAAAAGGAACGTAAACAAAAGAACGAAGCACTTGCTAAGTCGAAGGGTCTTTCGGTTGAAGATTTCATGTTCCAAAAGAAAGTCCAGAGAATGTCAAAAACTCAGGACAAGAATGTGGAAAAGTTGAAGAAGCAGGTTTCTCTTGTATTCAAATACAATGATGAGCTTGATAAGCTAGAAAAAGAAATCGCAAAGGCAAGAGAAGTTCTTGGAACAATTGAACTTGAAAAACTTGCACTTCGCGATAATATGCACCAGTTTCAATGGAAAATTCGTGACATGAAAAATGCTTTGAGTTACTATATCAAACTCAAAAATGACGAGGAAAAGAAATGAGTCATTATTCTAGCGGATATGATACCTATTCCTCAGCTTTGTTGCCTGACCTGAACTTTGGAGAATATGAAATTGTTAGAGTTTCTCCAAAATATCTTCTCCTTTGTACAAAGGAAGGAAGTTGGTATGGTCAATCGTACAACCTCGAAAAAGAAGAGTTTGTAACTCTTCCAAAAGAACTTTCAGCAATCAGGTCGAAGCTCGGTGCGGACTATCAAATAATTGTTATCAAATCAGAAGAAGACCCAACACTGAGAGATTTAGCAAGTCTCAAATGGCAAAACAAATTCGTTGGAACAGTTTATGATTCTTACAGCATATTTTGGAGTCTGAAACGTGGCAACAGCCAACAGCAAGAAGTTCATGAACACATTTTAGAATATGTTCGTGAAAAAGCAAAGAAAGTTCAAAGAGAAGCTGCAAAACAAAAGCGTCTTGCAGATAAAGTCGAAGCAAATAGACTTGGGATTACTGTAAGTGAACTTCGTTTCCGTCGCAAATCAGCAAAAGTTGATCAGGTAAATGAAGTTGTAAGAGCACGACTTACAGCAGAGCTTTCACGCTCAATGAGTATTTGTGAAGCAATGAGAAAAACAATTTCTCAACTTGAAAAAACTTGTGAAAAGTTGGAAACTGCTGATTGGAATGAACTTCAAGTTCGTTGGGACGATAAACTAAAAGAACAATTACAAGCAGTTGAAAAACTACTTCCAAAAGTTTCCAAGTTGAAGAGTGAAAGAAAGAATAAATGAGTAAAACTGACAGGCTATCTCTCGGAGATAGAATGAAATCTTATGAAAGAGTTTGGACACAAACTCTTCCTATGCGAATGCCTCTTATTATCCGTTTGGATGGCAAAGCTTTTCATTCCTATACGACTCATGCTGAGAAACCTTTTGATGATCACTTAATGAAGGTTCTCGATGAAACAACTCAGATCCTTATGAAAGAAATCTCTGGAGCGATGATTGCATACGTTCAGAGTGATGAAGTTTCAATTCTTGTAAACTCATATAGAAACCATGAGGAACAGCCATGGTTTGCAAATGAACTTCCAAAGATTCTTTCTGTTTCAGCCGGAATGATGTCAGCTCATTTTACGGCTAAAAGCTATCAGATTTGGCAAAAGAACTCAGAAATGATTGAGTCAATCAAGAAGACATATCCCGAAGATCAAAGAAACGGAGTTCTTATTTCAGACCTTTATCGTCCCGCTGTTTTTGATTCTAGAGCATTTGTAATGCCAGAGAATGATGTTTCAAACTATTTTCTTTGGAGACAAAGAGACTGTATTCGAAACAGTGTCAATACCGTTGCGAGAGAATACTTTTCTCAAAAACAACTCTTCAAAAAGAGCACAGACGAAGTAAAGAAGATGCTCCTTGAGAAGGATGTTGATTTGGATGACCAAGAAGCTTGGGAGCCTTATTACACCAGAGGGCGTTGTATCTTTAGAACACCTTCTCAAATCTCAGACAATGTTTATCGTAATGTTCTATCTGTTGATAGAAAAATCCCGGTCTTTTCAGAAAACCGGGATTACATAAACAGATTTCTTTCGATGAAAGATGAGTGAAATTATCTTACGCGCTTTCTGAGAGCGTTTAGGGCAGCTCCAAGCTGTTCTGAGTGATACTCCACAGCGCCTCGAATATTTTCAGTCCCAGGTGTACCCGAAAGAGCCGTTTCAAGTTGACGGCTCTTTTCTAGTATTGAGCTTACCTGTGGAAGTAGCTCTTGAAGAAGTTGTTTAGCTTCATCTGTTCTATCGTAGTCTTCACAAAGCTCGTCTTCTTCTCGAAGGTCTTTCTTGATGGCAGCTCTTTTTCTTTGAGCATCCATTCTCATTTTCTTTTCCTTCTGTCTTTGAAGAGCTGCGTTTAATTCGTCTTTTGAAAGTGCAGAGCTGTCCGGGGCAAATAAAGGATGACTGTCATGCCTTCCGCGGTCTTCATTTTGAAGTTCTGCTTCAACAATACTTTCAACAAGTTTCTTCAATTCTTTTTTCGTCATACGTCTTTCCTCTATTTTTGAAAGCCTGGAATAATAATCCGGAAGTTCTTTTAGATGAGCAAGAGCTATTCTTGCTGTTTTTTCCAAATCATTACCTGTTACGTTTGTTTGAGGTCCAAGTTCTGTTCCATGTTCAAGTTCAACCTTGATGCCTTTTCTGAACTGTTCAAGGTCGACTTCATTCCAATCAACTCCAATAGCATCTCCAATTTTTCTTGCGGCTGATGCACTTATTGATTTCGGAACCTTCATCATAACCTATCAATCGTTTGTTTGAGTTTCTCAGCAACTTTCAAAAGCTTTTCAAGGTCATACCCAGGACTTCCGCCTGAAAGTTCAATCATATCTTGAAGGTTAGCTACAACTCTTTCCATATGAGCCTTTGTGCTCTCAACCATGCCAAGATATTCTTCATCAGGAAAGACTTCTCCAAATGGACCAGTTTCTTCTTGAATGATTTGCTCAATGAGAGCTCCTAGTTTTTTCTTTGAAAGTTTCATAATGAATAAGTATAGTCCTCGGCTATCGTCTAAGGTAATAGTTGTTCCAAACTTGTTTATTCAAACCAAAATCCACAAGAACAAGTTTTTCTTTTCCATTTCTCTTCACAACACCCCAAGAAGAAATTCTTGTAATGTCTCCATGAGTCATATCAAGGTCAGCCATAATTTGAACAATTGTTTTGAACGATTCATTCTCTGAAAGACTTGGATCAATTGTGCTATTACTTCCCCATCCATGAAGTCTATTGCTAATGACCTTCAAACTATCAAAGAAGACTTCCATTGGAAACCCAATCAAATTTGGAAAATCAGATGGCTTCGCTTTTCTTGCAAGTTCCATTTCTACCCACAAATTATCTTCATCATGGTCAAAGACTTTTGCGGTTATGACACCATCGCTATCATATTGGGAAACTTCAATCTCTAGCTCGTTTTGAGCTAAGCCTTTTTTATTTTTAGCTACCTTTATAGCTGTTTGATCATCTGCAACAAAAACAACTCTGGAAGATCCAGCTCCAATACGTGCAAGATGTTTCATTGCATATCCAGTTTTCTGCGCATATGAAGGAAGAGATTTGAGTTTCTCAAGCGAGAAGCCTTCCGGATAGTTTGCTATCTCTTCAATGTCACCTTCACTTAGATCCAACTGCTCGTTGAGTCCATTTCCGACAAGTGAAATACTGCTAGCTGGTATTGAATGTTTGATGGCAAGGTTAGCCGGAAGGTTGAACTTTGCTGCCGTCTCCAACTCTTTCGCTGCTGTTGGCTCTACGCCATCTTCTGGGTCAGAAATCAAGTCAGATAGCCTGACCTTGATAGCAATAACGGCATCAGATCCCTTTTCTTCTGCATACCACTGAGCACTCTCGGCATAGTTGGTCACATAGAGATATTTTGGGTTGCCTTGTTGAGAACCACGAAAACCAGAATAAGGTTGCCAACCATTTTTCAACATGTTTTCCGCTGATGAGCGCGTTGTTCCATGATAGACGGTAAGTTCCGGATCGCCGTCTTCTAGTTCTTCAAAAATAAGAGATTTCAACAACATGTTCTTCCCAACACTTTCCTCTAATTTCTTTTGAAGAATTTTCAGCATCTCATCTCTTTTGTTTTTGAGTTTTTGTCTTTGTTCTTCTATGTCTTTATTTCGAAGGTTATTCAAAATCCTTTGCATTTCTGGATTTCTATGAGAAACAACTCTGTGAAGATCAGGATGTGCCAATCTCAACATCTTTTCAAAATCAACCTTTTGAAGACTTTCAATCATTTTTTGAATTTCTTCTTTTGAAAGAAGTTTGATGGACGAAGCAAGTTTTTCTGGTTCTAACTTTAGAATGACATTGGCGTCAAACATTCTTGGAGATGAGGGTTTCATTCCAATTGTTGGATGATTGAATTGAGGACCTTGAATTTCTTTTTTGTGGTCTGTTCTCTTTCCAATGATCTTTAGATTTTTCATCAAATCTTCTGGGATGAATGTCTCTTCATCCCAAAAGAAAGCTCCATGCAGGTTCTTGACACCCGCAGCTTGAAGCTCATCAAAACGCTTCCAGTGCCTCTCTACGGCTTGTTGATAATCTTCCATAGGAAGACTGAGGGTATAAAGAGTTATGGTTTTGAACGAACCCTGGGGGCGTTTGTGATAGGGTAAATCACGTCTTCCTGGGGCTCTGTCTTTTGAACTTGCCCATCCAACCCAAGAGTTTTGCATTGCTGATGGTTTTGAAGAAACAAAAAGACCCTTCATGCCAAACTTTGGTGAATAACGTGGACGAAGAACATTCACGTTCTCTGGTGAAGCATGATAAAGGGTCTTTAGCCTTGGCATATTTTGGTCAAAGTTTGTTTAGAGATTTCTTATCTCTTCTTCAATAAGAGCACCGACAATTTGTCGAATTCTTCTTTCATAAGTGACACCACCCTCAACTTCTTTTGGTTTTGAAAGCGGTTTCTTTACACGAACTTTGCCCTTCGGAGAAGGAGGAGCATCTGTTACATATTTCCAAATGAACCATGTGATAGCTTGAACTTGTTGTGGTGTCAAACCGACAATGTCTGCAACTTTCTTATAGTCCTGAATGACTGCGATGCGTTCTCTCTTTGTTAGACCCTTCAAGTTCTTCAAAGCAGCCTTCTGTCCTCTCCAAACATTGATTGCATGTCCATCAAGAACAAGATCACGTTGAAGTTGTTGTGGATTTGCAAGAGACTGAAAGAATACCGTAACTTTTGGTCCATTTACAATTGAAAGGTCACCTGTATCCAAAATTGCATAAGCTTTATTTACATTGCTCTTATATGCAGGGATCTTATCATAATGTTGGGCTGTTTCATCACCATTCATTCTCTTCCAATTTGAGATTGTACGGTCTGCTGCCATCAAGTTCATCTTCCAACCAAGGTTAGGAGAAAGAACAGCACAAACACCAGCACAAACCTCAACAGGAATATCCCATTTCTGTGCAAGTTGCTTCACATGATTGTGAGCATGTTCATACCAGTTTCCCCAATAGTCAATCTCTGCTTTTGTTGCTTTCTTCAAGACAGCAAGGATGTTGTGATATCCTTCATTCTTGTGAAGATTGAGAGACTGAGAGTGGATCTTCTCTCTCTTTGGTTCATTCATGACATAATCGATGCTGCTTACATCAACATCTTCTTGTTCGTTCAAGAATGGAAGTTTGTGAAACAGGAAATTTTGTAGTTGTTCAAAGATATTCATATTTTATTGATCTCTAGGCAATAAATAGTGTTTGTTATTTTGTTGTCAAACACTAATATCAAATTTGAATGTATAAACTACAAAATTCGGCTGGAATTGGAATTTTTGACCAAAATTCATGAGGACAGATTACAGGTTTTCCTGTTGCCCATGATATTTTTGCACCAATCTCTTCTTTGAAACTGCTTACGTCTACAGCAATCACTTTTGGTTGATGTTGTTCTATCTACCTTGTTTCACATTGAGTTTCCAAGATGAATTTGGGATTGTCTGTCAACCAAACTACAGGCTTCGGGTTTATTGTAGTTATTCCTTTTGTCTTACATGGAATAAGACCTTCGTTTAGGATGTTTTCAACTGTGTTTGCCTTGGCAACATGATAAAGGTATATCATAATTTCACCCACCCTCCTGAACTCTTCGTCTTTCCTTGTACCATCAAATGAAATGCTTTGTAGGAGAGGTTTCTCTCTTTGCACCATTCCCGAACTGAACCCTCAATCTTGCAGACTTCTCCTGTAGACAAGTTCTTGACCTCAATGCCTGCTGAATGCTTGTTCCAACGCTTATAGGCATTGATTGAGGCTTCCTTCTTTTTCTCTGAAGTGTTCCATGTGATCTTGTTCTTCTGGCTCACAATGGCTTTTATGGCATCTGTACGAGAAGTTGCTCTTCCATCTGTCTTTGGGTTATAGGGTTTCTTGTTTCTGCTTCCAATACGAGAACCCGCTTTCAAACAAACATTATAACAATTCTTTCCCTCGTCAAAAAACTGATCAAGAAAATGTTGTTCTCTTTCAAGAAGTTTGGTCTTGTCCTTTTCAACAATCTCAACGACTTCAAACATGAAGGCATCTTCTCCGTACTTGTTGAAGGCATGTTGAAGCGGTGGGTTTGAGTGTCTTCCATTTTTTAAATCACTCAAATGACCAACAGCTCTCATTCGAAAATTCTTGGTTGAACCATAATACACCTTTCCATTTTGAACGTTTGTAATTTTGTAAATCCCGCTTTGATTTGATTTGCCATGATAATACAACTTCATATTCACCTCTATTTAGAGTGATTTCAAAGCAAAAAGTTGTCTCGCATATCTAGCGGAAAGACAAAAAAGAAAGGCTCTTTCGAGCCTTTCTTAGTGTTCATTCTAGTTTACAAAGAAATTAGATTATTCCCATATCAAGAACCGTAACGGTTGCGTAGAAGTCCGAACGAACCATCTTCTTACCGTAACGTGTCATGATACCCTTACGAGGCGTGAAATCCTCCTGTGCGTAGATCACAGGTGTAAGGATAAGAGGAATGTATGGAGCGTAGATATAACCACTCTCAAGGAAAGTGTTACCCTTCAATCCGATAAGAATCTTGTTCGCTGGGAAGTAAGGATCCTTATAGACTGTGTAGCGGCTGTTAAGTTGACCTGCTGGCTCTGCACCAACTGTCATTCCATCACGAACCTGTCCATCGCTATCGATCTTGTACTGAGGCTTGTAAGCAACCATGTGCTCAAAGATTGTGCAGACCTGTGGTGAGGTCACAATGAAGTTACCTGAACCACGGAGCGTCTTTGTGTGAATGGTGTTTGCAGCGTCAGAGATTGTCTCGACAAGTGTCTGGTACCACTGTTGAACGTCAGCGTAGACCATTGGTCCTGGGCTGAGGGTGTTGTTCTGAAGAGCTTCACCACCAGTGTACTTGTTGACCAAACGTCCTGGAGCACGGCTCCAGAAGAGGTTTGCAGCGTTTGCCTGCGTAAGAAGGTCATTCAAGATTTCACGGTCGATTTCCAACGTGATCATTTCGCTGAGGATGTTGGTCAACTCAACTTCAATGTCAATGTTGTAGAAAGCCGTAAGGTCTTGAGCCATTTCTGGCGACCACTTAGCACGAAGCTTACGGGTCTTTGCAGTCACAGAGGTTGACTCAATCTTGATATCAACATCTGGAATCTTTGGTGATGGCTCATCAACAGCGAAGTTAGACTCGAACGATGGGATCGTAAGAGTTGCACCGTCGTTGTTTACTGAGAGTGCGTCTGTGATAACAGCCGAACCAGTTACGAACTCACCCGATGGAACTGCACCAGTGTTGCTCAAACGAACAACGAACTGAATGTGGCTTCCGTTGAATGGATCTGGAACGAAGGTTCCGTTTACAGGATCGAAGTTACCGCGCTTGTTCAACTTACGAAGGTTGAGAACGCCTGCTCCGCCTTGGTAGTTTTCACCCCATGCGACAGCGCCTCCTGGCGTTGGTTGACCTGCGGTTGCAGCGAAACGTGAAAGAACGATTTGGTCAAGAGCAGAGCTGTCGAAACCGCCAACTGCTGAGGTCCAAAGAGAAGCTGAAACGTGAACGAAAGCGTAGTCAAGGACTGCGGTTTCAACGTCACGCTCAACATTCGAATCGTAATCTACGAAACGTGCATTGAAGCCTGTGAAATCTGCTGAAGAACCAACGGTTGCAGCAGGGGTCCAAGTTGAACCTGAAACCCAAGCACCGATGGAGTTTGAAAGAACAGCTACAACACCTGTCTTATGAACACGGCTGTATCCTGTACCAACGTTGTCATACATACCACCTGTTGCAAGTGAACCGGAGCGAACTCCTGCGCCTGCTGGGTTGTTGTAGACTGATTGACCACGAGCGTATCCGTAGACTCCGCCTGTTCCGGAAAGGTCAACACCAGCGTCGCCACCAACGTTGTTTCCGTATGTGTAATCAAGATAGAACAAAAGTCCTGATGGAAGGCTCATTGGCTGAACGCTAACGACCTCATTTGCAATCAATCCTGCGAATACTCGACGGACGATTGGGAATGCGACGTTAGAGAAACCAACAACCTGACCACTTGAAACAAGACTTGCTCCACCCGTTGAAAGGGAGTTTGCTTCGCGAAGAAGCTCTGCTGTCTGGTTCTCAAGAAGGATAGCAAGGTTGTCTCGCTTCAAACCACGAAGACCCTCAAGCAAGCCATGCTCTTTCCATTTCTTTACAAGACGAGGTGCATCTGCTGCAACCTTCGATCTGTGAAGATTTTCCGCTAACTGCGATAGTGTAAATTTACTCATATTTCACCTTTGTAACTTATCAACCAAATTTTATTCAGTCGGCATCCTTTTTCTTAATTCCTGAAAGGACCTGCCAACGTTCGAAGGAACCAATTGCTGGTTCATACGAGCTTTCGCGGAGGGCTGCCGACGGAGATCCCGACTTGGTTGTCGCAGATGTAGAACCTGGCATTTTCTGTCCTTTGCTTGCCTTCTCGTTAAGAACCTTCTCAACTTTAAGATAAACATCTTTTGCTTCGGCGAGAGATTTTGCGTTATCCAAGAACTCTGCGATCTTAATCTTTTGAGTTTTTGTAACATCCTCACGAGCGAACAAACGGTTTGCATATACAAGCTTAGCCGTTGTTAGTCTTTCTTCTTGTAGCTTCTTCTCAAGATTCTTCTTCTCAAGAAGTGCTTTTTGAACCATCTTCTTAGCTTGTTCGCTAACTACTGGTTTACGAACTGGTGCTGGAGCTGGTTTGCGTGCTTGTGGCTTTGAAGGAGCCTTCTTTGAGGTCTTTGACTCTTGAAGTTTCTTAAGTTGTGAAACAACCTTACGACGGATGGACTCAACCAACTCATCATCAAGGAGCATTTCCTCACCCTCGTCACCAAGGTCTGAACCACCAAGTTCATCTCCACCAAGCTCTGAATCAAGGTCATCTCCACCAAAATCATCTGATGCACCAAGACCCTCGGCGTCATCAACAACCTCAAGCTCTTCATCGTCGCCAAGGTCAGACAGGTCAAGATCCATTCCATTTACTGTAAGAAGGAATTCGTCCTCGCCTTCCATATCAGAATCCATGTCGTGATCAATGTCAATAGCAAGGTCACCCTCACCCATGTCACTGTACTCACCAAGATCCATGTCTTCTGCCATAGCCATTTTCTTCTTGTCGGTATTTCCGATCTTTGCTCCGCCCTCTTCCCACTCAAGGTCAAGTGCGTGACCGCCTTCATCAGCTTCTTTCAAAGCCTTCTTGAGACGTGCAATATTTTCTTTCTTTAGACGACGGAAGACTTCACGAAGCTCTTCTTCTTCAACTTCGAACTCCTCGGACTCGGCAACAGTCTTTGCAGCAAGAGACTTTGATTTGTCGTGTACATCTTTTGAAGCAGTCTCAGCACCGGAAGCTTCTGAACCATCACCGAATGGTGAGCCAGCATCTTCAAGATCACTGTTTGTGCTTTCTTCTTTCATAAGATCAACATCGTCTGCACCATCTACTGATTGTGCGTGTGAAGTTGCCTTGTCATCTGTTGGTACTCCTGTATCACCTGTTGAATCGGAGTCTTGCGCGAGGTTCTCTTCCTCGAACAATTTTGCTGCCATTTCTTTAAGAGTTGCCATCGTTGTCTTACCCTTTTCTTCTCCATAACTATTGCTGGATTTTGCTTCTTTCAATTTCAAATTGAGAAATTCTAACTTATTCTCTTCATTTTTTTGTTTTTTGGCATTAATTTCACCCGTTTCTCGAAGATAATCGAGTGTTTCTACCAAAGAGAATAATTGATTTTTCAAACTATCAAACACAATTCTTGGAGTATTTTTTCTAAAGAAAGCTCTGTCAATTTTGTTTGATACTTCGGAAAGCTTTGTTTTATAGCCTTCATAAGTACGTGTTTCTGGAAGTGTTGGCTCTGTTTGTTCTGCCTCAACACCTGCAAGTGCATCAAGAGATGTGTCAAGACCGGCTTCTGCTCCAGGCTCTTGTCCTGCTGCTGCATTTACGTCTTGACTCTCTGGTGTGTTTGTTGATGGCAATGCTGGTTGTTCTGCTGGAGCACCAACATCCAATGAGGATGCATCAACTGAAGATGGAAGAGCTTCTGGATCGTTGTCATCTGTTTGAACAAACAATTGATCAAAATCAACAACAATCTTTCCGTCTTCATCTGGAAGTTGAAGTCCTGCAATATCATTTTGCGGTTGTACTGGGGCTGGTGAAGCATCTCCACCCATTGAAGCTGGTGTCGTTTCAACCGAAGCTGCATTCATATCTGCTCCAGTGTTTCCAGCATCAAGTCCTGTATCAAGACCAAGATCCCCTGTACCGTCTTCAGTTTCATCAAACTGAAGTTCTTCCTGCTCAAGGAGTGTCTTTCCAGAAGAAATCTCTGCTGAAATTGCTCTTCGAATTACAGGAGTAATCTGTTCCAAGATTTTATTTCTTGCTTCCTGAACAGCCAATTCTCTAATTTTGTTGGCATCTGCCAACGCTTCATCATATAGTTTACTCATGTTCTAATCACTCGCTGCTTGAACGTCCGTAAATCAATCTGCCAATCTTTTGGCTACTAATTTTCTCTGCTGTATCTTTTGGAACAGCGAACCCATCAGTGTTTGCGCCTGGAGGAGTATTGAATGCTCCGCCACCACCGCGCTTACGTTGAGTTGCTTCAACACCTGCTGCTGGAATGTTTGCTGGGTTGTGTGGATCCTCAGCTGCCACTGCAATGTTAGGAGCATAAGGACTTCCCGGAAGACCTCCGCCACCAACTTCAACATCTGCAAAATCAGGAGCACCATCAGGGTTACTTGTAGAAGGACCGTAATCCAAATTTACTGTACCAAACGTATGTCCCTCATCACTAATTGTTCCATCTTGGAAGCTTTGTGCCAAAGCAGTAACTTGGGCGTCTTTGTATTCACCAGAATACACAGGAGAGCCTGGATAGAGAATTTGCATATCTCTTGTATCACTGGATCCCATTCCGAATGTTCTTACTGGTGGTTCGACTTTGATTTGTTTGTGTGAAGGCATTGAATAGCTCCTTAGCTTTTTCTAAATATACGTTCAAAATCAAAATCAACGAGGTCTTTGAGACTTAGAGAATGCAAGCTCTGCCCAACGAGAAGCAAACTGTCCTTCTTGACGAGGAGGAGCAACTGGCGTTGGCATTTCTTGTTGTTCTTGAAGCATGTGAGGCTGTTGATAGTTTTCTTGATAACTTTGGTGCATTCCTTGTTGAAGAACGCCCATGTGTTGAGCGTGCCTATCTCCCAAAACGTGAGGATGGTTTGCAGCCGTGTCTGAAAATATTTCGTAGAGAGCACTCATTTGATTTGGATTGCCTTTTGCCATATTCGAAGCCAATGTTGAAATAGCTCCTGCGGCTGGGTGTCCGTGCATCATTTGGTTATAGTGAGGCTGCGGGAAACCGTTTTGTGGAGGCATTATTTGAGGATTAGAAGGCATTGAAACTTGCTTCATGCTTTCCATCATCATTTGTTGAAAATGACCTTCTTGAATTAATTCTTTCAAACACTCTTTGATTAGTGATTTGAATTGCTTACCTGACATTTTCATTTTTTATTACCCTTTTTGATCTGTTCGTGAAAGTCGAGAACTTCATTTGCTACACGATCAATCATGTCACTCTTTTTGAAGAAACCTTGAAGTGAGCTAACATCAACTTCCTTTCCTTCTTTAAACATGAAGGCGCCCGGAGTGGAAGGTTCAGAGACAAAATCCCAACAAATAAGTTGAAGGTCGTCTTGAACAACATTTACATCTCCATGTCGTTCGACAGAGCCCAATGCACGAGAAGAAATTCCGACCTTGATGTCATTCTCAAACAGAACCTTCAATTGTCTTCCTTGGTCCATGTTTTCAAGAATTTCAACTTCACCATAAACAACATCGTCTTCCCACCAAACATCTGTAATGACGTGAGAAACAAACTTTAGGTTTACAGTTGGTTCGTCTGCATGATCAAGTTCTCCTGTTGCTCGGCGTTCATCGATTAGTTTCTTATAGTTTGAAACTTCGCGCCTAAGAACATCAAGTGGATAAACTCGTCCATTTGCATTTTGAGTATTTGCTCTTTGAAGGACTCCACGTACAAGCATGTTTCCGTATTTTGAACGACGAACCTTTTTTTGTCCTTCGGTTTCGTCATACAACTTCTCATATTCAAACTCAGCAAACTCTTTTAGAAATTTAGCCATTGAAATACTCCTTTTCGAACTTGCTGACAATCATATACATTTTGATGGTTGCTTCATTGATAGATGATGTGTCATACTCATCTAAGATAGATTTGATAGAAGAGAGTTTTTCAAGAAGTGGTTTCTTGAATTCTTCATTAGATTTTGCATCTTCAAAAATACGAAGTGCTTTGCTTTTGATTTCTTCAAGCTTTGAAACAAGTTGTTTTTGATGTTCTTGTGAGCCTCCAAAAAACAACTTGATAATCTGCTTTTGATCTTCGTTCAAACTAGTTTCATATTTGCTGTTGAACTTGTTTGTCATAATCTGATAAGCAAGTCCGTTTATGTCATCTTGTGTCATTGACAAACAAGATGGATCTCCTTCGTTCTCTTTCTTCTCTCGAAGAAGCCATGACAAAACAGTTTCTTCTAGTGAGGCAACATCAGAAGCACTTTCCAGAAGAGTTTCATTTGACTTCCAATAATTCAAAAGAATTTGAATGCTAGCAAGTTCTTTGTATTCATTGATGGAACGATTCCAAAACTCTGGATCATTTAGTTTGAAGTTGACGTTTTGAATGAAGGCATTCTTTTCAGTTTCCAACTTTTTGTTGTCCAACTTCTTCACATGAGATTTGACTTGTTCCATTAGTTTCAAAGCAATCTCTTTGTTTTTGAATTTTGAACCATGAAGTGCTTTGAAGGCAAGAAATTCTTTATTCATTTCAGTGCCAGGTCTTAGAGCATTCTTCCAAAGAACAATAGCCTTATCAACTCCTTTCTCATCCTGTGCAAGGACACAGTGAGAAATGTGTTGTGAGACAAACTCAGTCAATAATCCAATGTTTCTTTTTTTGTTGTGTTTAAAAGCCATTTGGGCTATTCCTTCAGCCAAATCTTTGTTTAATTATAGAAGAGTTTTTCAAGAAGACGAATTTTCCAATTCTTCTTTTATTTTTTGCTCCATTTCATCAGTTTCACTAAGTTCTAAGCCCTCAAAGTCTACTTCTTCAAGTAGTTGTTCAACGGAAGACTTTTCATCGGTCAAAGTGAAATCGATTTCTTGCTCTTCATTCAAAACCTTTGATACTTTGTGGTGTCTGTCAAAGCTATCAAAGATTGATCTCATACTCTTGGAGATTATGGCTGACGGCTTCAAAACAGAACGGATTTCACTTTCCAAATCTGCCCTTAGAAGATCCTTGATTGTGATACTTTCTTTTCTTAGAGGGTTTCTAAGATATTCCAAATCATACGGATCTTCAGCGTCTCTATTTGATGGTGACAACATAGAAGCAAAGTCTGGATTTAGATTTTGAATTGAACCGGCTCTTCTTTGGTAGTTTTTCTTGTTTCTGTCAAGAATTGGTGTAGCAGAAGCTCCGATTGGAAGTTGACCACGTTCACCTGAACCCAAAAGAGGTGCAGTGTCCCCATCTTGGTTTTTTGGTGTAGGATTGAGGGCTGCAAGATAATCAACTTCTCCTTGTGTTTGAGGTTGATTTACAATTTGTTTTGAAGGCTCTCTTTCTACAGAAGTTTGAGAGTATGCAGAAGGATCAAACGGATCAACATCACGTTGCTGTTGTTGAGGAAGGTTTTCTGCGGTAATAGTCTCGATTTCAGCCTCAGAAATCTTGTCTCTTCTAAGACCAATCTCAATATCTGCCATTTCTTGTGAAGTCAATCCGAGAATGTTCTTTTTGATCCAATTCTCATCAACAAGCTTGGTTTCTTTTGCTGCTCCACCAATTTCAAATCTGTTCTTCCACAAATCCAACTTTTGTTGAACTGCCACAGATGAAGGATTTGACAATTTGATTTCAAAATTAACAAGGTCTTCTCCATCAAAACCTCTTGCATAAAGATGAAGCATTGCAATTTTGTTCAACTCTGCAATAACCATCTTTTGAAAGATTGAAACTGTTCTACTGAAACGAATATCTTCTTGTGCTAATGTTGCTTTGCCACCAAGAGCTTCATCGAAACCAAGGTAAGCTTTTGGAACTTGCAAAGCAGAAAACAATTTACGTTGAATGTATTCAACGTCTTCAATCGCTGTATTGTTAGTACCCCCAGGAAGAGTTTCGATCTTTGTAGCTTCGTTAGCACCTCTTTTTGGAACCCAATAGTCTTCAAGAACAGAAACAGGATTCCATCGTCGGTCTTCACGACCTGACATTTTTTCAACCATGTTCTTTGAAGAAAGTTGGCTCTTTACACCTTCCATGTAACTTGGAATGTCGTTTGGAGCAATGTTTGCTACGTCAACATAGAATACTCGGCGTTCAGGACTTCTAACAATTCTATAAACCAACATGGCATCTTCAAGCATTCCAAGTTGATGCCAAACTCTTCGAGCTGGGTCCAAGATTGAGGAACCGTATGGAAGGAACCTGTCATTTCCAAGAATACGGAAAT